CAAACCGGGTATTACCCACGCTGGCCCCGAAGCCCATGAACCCCGCGGTCGCCGTGACGATTGATTGAGAGGCCAAAGCAATGTTAAACGTGTTCACCCGTTGGCCGGTATAATACTGGTAGGTAAGCGGGGAATGATCATTAAACACTTGCTCCAAGCTGTAGTGCTTTTCCACCACGTCATTCCGCAACCGATCACCAAACCTCAACCAGACCAGTTCCGTGGTGCTGGCGTCTGCTGCCCATCCAGTAGGCACAATGTCAAAGGTGAGGACGTTGGCCGCAATGGCACTAATCCGAACCCAGTCATTGTTCGCCGGTGTTGGCAATTGATTCGCGGTAAGCGGACCACCGATCTTGATCCAATCCCCCACCAACAACCCGAGCGTCGTAAAGTCAAGGATGGTTGATGTGATGGTATCCGGCGAGGTGGTTGAATCAATATCACCCGCGGCCCCTTGGACCCCTGTGTTAATGAGCTTGGCGGTAGAAGGTGCCGACCCATTATCAGTCAACCCGCTTGCGGCGGTCACGTTGGTTGCGTTAGTGGTAGCCACGGCTGGGAAAACCACCTCATCATTCAGATCCCCAAACCCTTCCAGGTAAATAAGGTCATCCACGGCGAAGGCTGATCCAGAAGCTACGGTGATGACGTTGCTTGAAATGCTCGTAACATTCCCGCTTTCACGCCGGTTCCTATTTGTCCACACATTGAATAAAGCCCCTTCCAAAATGGTATCTAAGGCCCCGTGTGAAAGTTCATGCCCTGCATCTCCCCCCGACTCAGCACCCACAAGAATCAAATCCGTGATGTTACGGTCAGACCTGATTTCCTCGCTCGTGACGGTGACAGGGTTGAATGCAAGGCTCGGCGTTCCCGTAATTCTCAAAACTTGAAATGCCGGAGTTGCCGGTGTGGTCCCAGGGGTAATCTCTTCAACAATCCCTAGGCTCACTCTATTGGTATCGCTCATAGCGTGTCCCCCTCATTAGGAAGTGACTACCCCGAGGCATCACTCATTATCATCATAAATAAATTCAGCCGTGACGTTCTGTTGGTACCATTTTCCGTCCGGCCCTACATTGACTATTGAAACATCTCTAAACCAAAGGCTCCCCATTCCTAGGTGTTGGCCCCGGAAGACATCCCTGGCCGTTGTGGCCAGAACCGTATTCGTTGATTTCCCCCGACCCACAGGAGTGAATACTTGCACGAATACCGTTCCAAAGTTGCGAAAGCCCCGCGTCCCCGGAGCCCCCAAACTGGCAATGGTGCCAGCGGTGTTCTGGATATTAAGCCGAACCCAGGAGTCATTCCTGCTTTCTGCGTCAAAATCCAGGTTATCCCACGCGATAGGAGTCGTCGTTCCCCACGCGGTATTGAACGCTGATTGAATCGCTTTCTCTGCTTCATCCGGCGTCATCTAAAATCAACTCGCTTTCCGTCAAAGCTATTGATCGCGACCGTAAATGATTTCTCAACAAATCCCGCGGGAGCCTGTCGACTGTGCCCATCATTCAGTGGGACCGCATAGGGTAGGTTGTTTTGCACAATGATTTTTTCTCCAAGATCAAATCCCCGTATGACCCCGCGGCCTTGCCCGATAGCGATGGACCCGCTTTTATCTATAGTATCTAGCTGTGTTCCATTAGGAGCATTGAGACTCACTTGCCAATTGGCGCGGAACCGGCCCCCGACATAACCGGGAGGAGGCTTGCTTTTCCATAGGTTCGGATCACCAACCGGGCTAGCCAAGACAACCGTTTGCAGGGTGAGAAAGGCCAGTTCCACAATAAGCTTTTCCGCTCCCCGGACCAACCCTTCCTCTACCCGCTTTCTTTCCGTTTCAAAACTCATTAGCCCCTTAAAAGTATTCCCCCAGGAATAAGATATTCTTGAATCAAACTATCGGCGGCTGGATACGGGATAGAGATTTGAATCCTCCCACCTTCAAGCCATCGAGTTGTTTCCTCAATCACATCAACTTTTTCTCGCTTCTCAATAACTTGATTTCCTGTTATGACGTCGGGATCTGGTTGCAAAATTGAGGCAACACTTCGCACGGCATATTCTGAATTGCATTGCTTGAGCCTATCGGGAATACCTAGGATCTTTATTCCATCGCGGTCAACTAAATTCAAGCGGGGAAAAGAGAGTGGTTGCGGCCTTCCCGTATCGGTCCCACCGATCAGCGTCACGCTTGACCACACGGCACCAACTACCGTGGTTGTTGTGGCAATAAGATTTCCTTGCGTTCCATCTAGCCGGGCTTCGGCTATCAAGGCATCATCCTCAAACGCACGGGATGAGGCGTCAGGATGAGCCACGGTTCCGGCCCCAACTGTTATGCCGAGAGTATCCGGGTTGGCGCTTACGGCCTGAATGAGGTTGTTGATTGACTCACTGGCATTGGCTCCGATTAAAACGTCATTGGCGCTGGATAAGGCCGCGACAAAAGTATAGGTCTGTGACCCTATGACCACCGCCGAGGCCGCTATAGGATTTGCTGCAAAAGTTAAGACCGCCTTGGCCAAGGTGAGACTTGTAAACTCTTTTTTCCCACCAAAAGATTCTCGATATCGACTTTCAAGGTAATCTGTTGCGGCTATCGCGTGAGCCTGTTGCACGGCAACGGCAAGGGTACTCCAAGAATTCTCTGCTTGCCTGTTGCGCTCCGTGAGATAATTAGTGATGTACGCAATAGAAGAAAATGAATTCGCACCAGCAATCCCGCTACCATCCTCAACGATGAACGCCATGGTGAAACCTTTCTGGACTTAGGAATTGACTTCTACGTCGTACATAATCACGTCATCACCGGGATCGACGATTTTCACATTGCTGATTTTCCAATCAATCCCGCGATCCTGTATTTTTGTTGCCGTGGTCATTTCATCCGGTGTGATGTCCCCCGCGGCGATCAATACGTGCTTGACTCCTTTTGTGACAAGCGACGGAGCCGTTTGGTCATCTCTGGATTGGTTCAAAAAAACTCCGACCACCGTCTTGGTATTGACGCTTTCGATCTTCCCTAGGTAGGGCTTGTTGATGTCCTGATCTATGCTTGTGGGAAAGACAATGACAATGGAACGTCCATTTTTTGTGATGAGCCTTTGGGCCAAAAGAACAAATTTAGTAAACCTAGCCATTGCGCTACGGAACCTTTTTTAGGTTACGAATATTAAAATCAACATCCCAATTTGAATCGGACACTGAGTTGAATACCATTTTGAAGGTTGCTCGATGAACTTCAATCCCATCCACCTTAAGCGTCCCATCAACAATCCCCGTATCCGCTGATTGAATATTGAACCTCAAGGCTCCACCCGTTGAAACGACAACATTGTTCGCATTGAGGGCGTTCTGGTCCAGCCTAGAATTGATGGTTGTTCCGTCAAGCAAGTTACACAAAGTAATGGTGAGACTATCAATGTCCGCAAGCAGGATGGGAAGCTCGTTCTCATCCTGCAATTGCGGAAGGGTATAGACAGCCGTGCTGCCTTCATTGATGACTTTCACGAATTTTGTCGGCAAGAGTGACATGGTCAAGCCCAGGTTGAGGTGAGCGCACCAATCGCAAAACGTGGGGCTTGATCGCCATCGTTAATCACTACCGAAGAAGTCAATGACGCATAGGAAAACATGCTGGCCGTACCCGTTGCCCTGTCCACTCTAGCGAACGCAACCACTGTGCCCCAATTGGCCCCGGATGGTGCCGGGAAGGTGATTGCAAGCGTGTTCGCTGTTTGCCCCGTACCACCCGAAGGCACATCATAATTCGCATCCAGTGGATGGTGCGCTGTCCTTGCGTAAGCCCCGCCTGTCACCTCTGTCCCGCCTCCTGTTTCTCCGGGTGCCGCTGTATATAACGCCCAATAGATTGGCTCCTTCAATGGCCCCACCGCGCAGGTTTGCCAAACCACGCCTCCGCTATCCGTGGTTTCCGTTCCTATGACTGTGCTAAAGGCTGGCTCTGATCCTGTTGATGTTCCAGCCACTACACACCGATACAAGCGGTCATTCCATGTTGCAGGTTGAACGATGTCACCAACCGAATAGGCTTGGGTAGTCCAATCAGCGATCACTAAAAGCTTGCTTCGATTGAACCCTTCAATCATGTTGTCTTCTGACAAGTCGGTCAGTGCTGTCCCAAAAAGTATCGGAAGGGAAAGCAGAAACATTGGGTCGACTGACCAAGCCAGCCAGCCCC